TCGGATGCTACCCCCGAGAGCAGTTCGAGTAACTTCTTCATGCGGTCTCGGTTCGCTGAAGATAGGACTCTACCCTCTTTCAAACGCAAGTCAGCAAGCGACTTGGTTCGAGTGACCATATCAACGACGGCAGCAAGCACCGCCTCAGCCTGGTCAGCATAGGTAGTCTTATCATTCTTAATTGCAAGTGTGGCCGTATCTATGCCAGCGCCCAGCAATACAGGTGATATTTCAATTGGCTCGTTTTTCTTGAGAATACGAACTGGTCTGGCTCCGTCATGGTCAGTGGCCCACGTTTCAAGTTCCTTCTCGCTTCCCTCGGCTAACACCTTGAAGCCGTAACTCCACTCAGTCAGACCTCCGGAGAACTTGACAGTCTCGTAATGCTCTTTGCCTATATCTGACTTGAGGTTGAACTGGCCCTCAGCTAGTACATCCTCGCCGGATTCTTTGATAACCGCTTTACCAACAGGCAACGTACCCATCCAGCTACCATGCATATAAGCAGAAACCAATATCTCCTTACCACTTGGGAAAGCTCCGGGCAGGGTGACATCGCCGTCTTTGTCTATCACGTTTAAGGTGGCAATGCGGGCCACAAAGCTGCCCTCTGTAGCGTCATCCAGTTCTATCGTTACTGTTTTTCGTTCTATAATATCCATTGACTTACCCTCCCTGTTTTCCCATTGTGAATTACACACAGCAAGGCGCTGGTCGCTTTCAGGATAATCATTTGTCATAGTTTCATCGCCCATGCAGCGGATTATAAATTCCTTTTCTGGCTCTTCAGAAGCTGGCCTAGGTATTGGCATATTTACCTCCCTGCTCTTTGGCATATACCATGCCGCCACATTTACGGCATATATAGCAAGTCTGTTCTCCGAGATGAGGATGCAGAAAACAGCCTATCATAATCAAAACAAATCTCTCGCACTTCTGGCAATAGTAGCAGAGCATTGGTTTATCTCCCTTTAATTTGGGTATTTATCTAAGCTACCATCTATATGAATATGGCTTACTCGTTCATTGTGCAATTTTCGATGTTCTCTCTCTATTAGTTTGGGTGTAGCCTCCATCTCTGGCCATGTACAAAGCCTCAAGTCAATGATAACTGGCGGTGCTCCCATGATTTACCTCCCTGTATGAAACGTCAGTACACACCTGCACATCGGCTCGCTGGGATATTCCAGCCCGTTGCTGAATACTTCATTGAGTTTAACCGACTCACCATCCATCGCCTCATGCTCATCTCTAACTCTATCATCCCTGCTGGTCAGCCAGGTCTTTGTCTCTACTACCCCCGATTGCTTGGCGGCTTCTTGTGTGCCAAAAGACGAAGCCTTTGTTACCTCAGTCCTGGCCACTCTCATCGCCTTGAATGGCGATCTGTCTGTATAAAACTGACGAAGGTTACGACCTATCTGGGCGGTTGATTGGCTTTCATCTACCCCGGCCAGGATAACTCTTTTTACATCATCAAGGTTTGTCGCCAGTATAGTAACGACATCCTCAGCCCCATGCTGTTTAATCCACTTCCTGATAGCAGCGGTTGTCGGGTCAAATGTCCACTTTTCAGCCTTGGTATAAATCGGCGTAGCTTCTTCATGACAATTTACGCATATATATTTATTACCGTCCACCTCTACCCTGTCACCACCGCAGTTAGAACAGACTATAGTTCTAACCTTTGTGCCTCCGAAGTCCTCAGCCGTATCACCGCCGAAGTCATCTATGATATTGGTCAGGAGCTTAGTCATCATCTTTAGCCAGTCAGGCTTATTACTGTTGATAGCCGCCTCAGCGGCAGCGGCCATCTTAGCAGGCGACTTGCCTTTAACAGCACTTACTACGGCATCACCCTCGGCATCATACAGGGGCTCTACCTGTTTACTGGCAACACCCCACCATGCTACACGCTGCTGGTCAACCCGCTTCCATAGGATTGACTTCATCTCCTCGGTTAAGCCCTCAGATTTCAATTGTAGTGCGTCTGTTTTGGCTGACTTAGTTCCTGCAGGCACCGGCATCAGCATCATTGGTCTTAAATAAACATTCTGTGTCTCATCCACCGGCATGCCGGTCTCCCGCTGTGCATCAGCTACTGTTAGGAATCCACCGGTTACCATCTTCCCAACCCGCTCGACCTTCTTGTTTTCGTCCTCTTGTAATACCCTGACCTCTGATAAATCAAAGGATACCTGCCATAACGTTGTGTCCTGTTCAAATTCAGTTAATAGTTGTTTTTTAATCACCGCCCCCAATATTCTCTGCGATGGTATTATGTTGCTCTCGTAAGCCATCTCCCTGGCCTCGGCAAAGTTGGCAAACGTGGAGCGGTCAAGCCCGGCACCTAACCCGGCCACAATAGCCGGTACACCCAGCACCCCTGATATTCTCTCTTCGGGTATTCTCCGTAATGCCTTCAAGTCCATCTGCTGAGGTGAGAATCCGAATTGACCCACCTCAGTTGACGCACTCATAACCAGTGGCTCACCCCGTCTATCTCCGGTAAAGGTTTTCTTAAACCAGTCTTTAATCTCCTGAGCCCCTTCTGCGTTCATTGACCCCTGGCCGTCTTTTGGCGATATAACCACACCTGGCACACCGAGGTTCTTCAGCAGGGCAGCGGTCATATTGGCTGCCTCATCATCGGTAAAGATTTCCCTGAATAATGATTTGAGAGGTGATAATCCTTTGCGTATATTCTGCGGGTCCAGCCCATTACGGAAATGCACTATATCCTCAACTGGAACATCCTCGGGGAATCCCCCAGGGGAATATTTATAAGACGTAATATATTCGGTCGTGCTATAACCCCAGTACGGCTCGATAAGAGTCGAGGGTATCCACCATAGTTGTACTACCCTATTAGCAGCCGACCGTATCTTCCGCCAGTACGCATTCCCGTCTATGGTGAAGTCAGCTACAGTGGCCTGCTGCAATAGCAAGCCGTCATAATATGGGTTTGGTGTTTCTAGTAATTGGAGCATGGCATGGTCGAATATATCATCCCAGGAGCCGTCAGCATTACGCTTTCTGAGATATACAGGGGCTTCGGGGAATGTCCGTTGTATCCAGTTGACGCAGGCCATGATGATAGCCGATTGATAGCCATTAACTTCATCGGCATAATTAAAACCACTACGGGGCATGGTAAGCAATGAGGAATAGCCGGAGGGGAAAATCATATTCTGTAATGCTTTTCTAATTGGCGTAAATATAGACATAAAGCACTCCTAGCACTCAACAGATAAAAACGTTGTACTCGCCGTTATTAAGTATGATTTCTCGGCAACCAACCCGCACCGTACACAAAACTTCCTTGTCTGTGTATATTCAAAGTCAATACTTCCACACCTACACCTCACGGCATCCAAATCAGTGGTGTCAGAATAATACATCTCAATGGTATTACTATTCATAATTCTCCTTCTATAGCGCTCTCCATTCGCTATTAACAAGCATCAGTTCGGTTATAGCCCAAACCAGAGCATCTAATCTGTCGGGTGATTTCATACCTGGCACCCATTCGCACATCTGGTCTTCAAGGTCTGGAAAGAATCCTACATGGTGAATCCTACCTTGCTCATATAATGCTGAAACTGGCTCCGCCCTGATTAGCTTACCTCGGCTGGCATGTACGGCTTTGAAAGGTACTGATGGGTCAACTGTTTTAATTGTAGCCTGCACCATGTCACCGCCAAAGTTCACCTCGGCTACCACCCTATCAGCTTTGAAGCTATGATAGCCTGCAACTGCGGCACTAGCCCATCTGCCAGGTGAACCGCTAAGCGTAAGGTCTGCCAGTATATAGCCATGTAGAATCCCACTTACATTAGCTATGCCAGCAACGATAATACCAGTATCCGCCGTCTCTTCGTTATCCGCCCCTTGTGGGTCGATTGCAACTACTACCCTAGATAGTGGGGGATAGTTTGTTACCCTTAACTCATCTATCTTGTCCCGCTTCCAGAGGGCGGCAGGGTTATCATCTAGTATCTCGCCGGCCAGCTCCTGCCGGCCGAGTCTGGTGCCTTCATATTTTCTGAGTATATAAGCCAGAAACGGCGGGGCCAGATTATCTTTATTCTCTAAGGTATGTCCCCGGGTAACCGCTGTCTTACTATCAGCTACTAAATCCTTTATTACTTTGATAGGGCGGGGCGTGGTGGTAACTACAGCTTGCGGGTTATCACCTATCCTGAGGCCAAACATTAGATTATCCCATGTATCTTGGGGATATTGGAATTTGCTTATTTCGTCTACCCAAGCCTTCTGCTCTTGTGGGCCCCTGAGCTGGTCTGGCTCATCCCCGGAATATATAATAGCCAGTACGCCATTGGGGAATGTCAATCGCCGTTTAGATGGTTCATATTCTGGCCTAAACCAGGGTGGACATATATTCAATATAGCCGAGTCGCCGACCTCCACCATAGTGTCCCGAACATCGGCTTTAGTTTGGCCTACTAGGGCTATCGGGCTATATCCTTCTCTTGCCCATTTTAGAATTAGCTCGGCCCCGGCACGGGTTTTACCACCACCTCGCCCACTAAGCAATAGCCATACATACCATGCCCAGTCAGGCGGTAATTGCTTTGGCCTTGCCCATACAGTCCAGTCATATATAAGAGCCTCAGCTTCCTTCTCCGTCAGCTTGTTCAGTTTCTTGCGTCTCTCGTCTTCGGGCTGCGAGGCTATCAAACATGCTAATGAGTTTTCCTTTGGCATCATGTTCTACCCTAAAACTCTCCCCTTCTGGATTAGCTAACTCCATCTTATCCACCATCCCCAGCCAGTTCTTGGCCAGGAATATAGCCACATTGCCCTGCTTCTCAGCTAGTTTAAACAGGTTAGCACGAAGGCTCATTAAGCCCTTTTGCCGTTTACGCTTAAAAATACTGGCAAAAGGACAACCATACTGCTCTTTAACCTTTCTCTCTATGGTCTTCTCGGAGCAGTCAAAGTAATCAGCTATTTCTCTTAGTGTACATTGAACGGCACAATAAGCCTCAAACTGTTTCCAGTCTATATTTATCTTCGGCCTGCCGTTGCCGTTGTAGCCAGTACCATTAGTTGTCATCTATCCTCACCACCTCTGTCCTCTTTAGCATAGTCCATGAGTTATGCCCTGTTTTCTCTTTATGTTTAATGGTGTCAGTAGGTTCTAATATCTTACCGCATATATTACACTTCATTAGCGGCTGCAATTCTCACCGCCTGTTTGCCAAAAATACTTTTGTCTTGTATAGAGGTGCCACTTGACAAAATCCCCCGAGTTAGCTTTAATTAGCTTAACATAAGGAGGTGATTATGCTTAATGTTAAACATTCATCCCTTGATATAACCGATAGGCTTTGTTTTGATGACCGGGTGGGGTGTTGGTGTCAATTACCTTATCCCGATCATCCCAATGGATGTCCAAATCACGGCAAGAAAAGCCATTGCCCACCATTTGCTCCTGTCGCCAATAATTTCTTTGACCTCACCAAGAGGCATTGGTTCCTGATTACAGAATTTGATTTTGCCTCATATATTGAAATTATGCAAACTGCTCATCCCTCATGGTCAGAGAGGCGTTTGCGCTGTGTTCTTTATTGGCAGAACCGAATACGAGCTCTCCAAAAACAGCACATATCAGCTTTTAGGCAATGGCATCCAGATGTTGTTTTCACACAGCTACCAGAGGCTATGCAAATCAATGTACTCTTGACTCTCCGACATCTGAGGGTAGACTTTGAAACTAAGCCCAAGAAAAAGGTTTTGAAAGTTGCCTTGGTCGGTTATCAAAATCCTGACTGGTTGCCCAAATTAGAGCCTTGCCCTGTCTAGCTCGTATATTAAATCCCCGTTTTCATCCAATCCCATGGGCTTCATAACACCCTCAAACATCGTATATGGGGATTGTCCAGCCTTCGGGTTATTCCATAGCCAGCGCATATAATCAAACAGGGTAAACCCAATAAACCTAACTCCCTTCTTGGGTGTCATCAAATTGAGTGCTCTATGTAATACTACGGATTTCAAGTGCTCCATCTTCCCTGATATATCACACCATGAAACCATTCCGTCTTTTTTACATATAACTAATGCCTCGCAGAATTGCCCCCGGCTGTAATTCCAGTCAGAGGACAGCCCACAGCATGACCCGTTGTCACATCGTTCCTTAAAGTGGGCATCAGATACATAAAACCGCATACCATGCTTGTGCGTCTCATCCTCTATGTCATCCACGAATGGTCTCTTTATATTTCTATTGAGGCGGAGATACCCACCAAGCACAGAATATTTACGATAGAATTCGAAATAATCAAAACCGACCAAATCGGATATTATAGGCAATCTATTTTGGCGTAATTCAGGGCTACGCTGTTCCAGGCAGAAAAATTCCAAACTCACCGCCGTAGCCCCCATGTCAGCAGCCCTCGCCACGAGCTCTCTGTGTCTAGGGTTAGATATGCCAAACATGAAAGGTCGAAATCTAAGTGTGGCACCTCCGCAATTCAATTTGGCTATCTTACTTATTGCTTCTAACCTTTCCCCCGAGGATGGTGCACCTTTTTCTATGGCTTTGGCAAATCGCTCATTCAAAGTGATAATGGTAACTTTGACATTCCAGTTAGGATTATCCCTGAATAACTCAGTATGTCTCTCATCATCCAGCCACCACGTCCCCTTTGTGGAAAAGCATATAGGATAGTCAATTTCACGAAAGAACTTTAATAACTCCAAACCCACGCCGTATTTCTGTTCAAATAGGCAAAATGGGTCACTCAGTCCTCCCCACTGCATCACCATCCGCCTCTTTATATACTCCCCAAAGTGTGTAGAATCTGGCTCAAGAAACATCTTTTTTATATGACTTACGCTAATTGGTTTCACTTCATTGGCAAAGTAGTTTTCCTTCCCCGCTCCTATGCCCCTTTGATAATTACTGAAACAATAGAGACATTTATAGGCACAGTTGCTATATTGGTCAAAAGTCATGGGCATTGAGCAATCAGCTACCTCACCAGACCATCTCGGTGAATTATAGTAGTCCATCTAAATCCTTAGTGGTTATTATACGCTTCCCCTCTGGAAATTCCTTTATGCCAAGCCGCTCTAGCCAAAAGGAACGCCCTGTCCTATCACTACAAGCCAGGAGTAAATAATCCCCCCTGGTGTCTTCCCCTTCAAAGTCAGGAACTGAAAGCAATGTCGGTAAATCAGCTTCTGTTGGGTGAAATTGAGTCATCAGGTCTTCAATCTCTTTGAGGTCGAAGCCTGTTATCTCCATGTCGAGGTCGCCAGTGTCCAGCTCCTGCAGTAAGTCCTTTAACTTCGGGAAGTCCCAGTCGCCGCTTATCTTATTGAGTGCCAGATTAAGGGCTTTTTCTTTTGTCTCATCGAGGTTAACCACTGATACCTCAACCTGCGTATCGCCCCTATCCTTTAATATCTTTAACCGCTGGTGGCCGCCAACAAGGTTGCCTGTTTTCTTATTCCATATAAGCGGCTCCACCATGTCGAACTCGGCTATTGACTTCTTGAGCTTCTCATAGTCCGGGTCACCAGGCTTCAGGTCAAGCCGAGGATTATATGCCGCCGGGTTAATCTTGTTGATTTCAAGCGTCTGTATATCCATATACCCCAATAAGAAAAGACCGGCGTTGTTGCCGGCCTCTCCTCATAAGCTATCGCTAAGTCCATTAAACCACTTTTTTATGCTTCAGCTTTTTGACTAATATATATTGTGCTTCTGCGATAAGCTTCTCTTCAGTTGTTTTATAACCACCTCTGCGCCGATTCTGCTGGAACTCAATAGCAATTTTAGCTTGCGGTTGCTTCAATCTCAAATAAGGATAAATGGCTTCCAAGCAAGCCTTTGCTTGGTTAGAGGATGTTTGCCATACCCAAACATCTTGTCTATTTGGTAAACAGGATTTACGAAAGAAAACACTGCCTCCAAATGCAAAATTCAACCAAGCAGGTAACCATTCATCAGTGCTAGGAACATTAAGAAGCAACTGGTACCCATTTTTACCGCTACGCTGTTGAATATGGATACAACCTTCTCCGTCAATAATACCTGCTATATAAGCTAAATCTGTTTTCTTCATATTTCTCACCTATTTTACACTATACATCATGTCGTAATTGCTTGTCAATATCCCTGTTTTACAATCGTTTTTTGGTTTGTGCCTATCTATGACACTTACACTCGTTTACTTTTCTATACTGCAACCTACCGCAATCAGGGCCTGGTTTACCAATTCTTTCTGGTCTACACACTATCTTTGACATAGTGGTTTCCTCCTTTCATTAGAGTAGACTGCGCCACCGTCCTACTACCAATCGCCTTTATAAACAAAAACTCCATGACCTTACCTATCATGGAGTTGACAAACACCTTTAGAAGTGGTATTCTATTTATGCAACTAAATAAATACACCTCTTGTACAAATAATTTCTATGTGTTAAAATGAAAATTGGGCGGGGAGTGTCAGATTCGAACTGACGGGGGTGCGTACACACCCCAACTGATTTTGAGTCAGTCGCAATAAGCCGCTCTGCCAACTCCCCAATCAAATAGGTGGGAGCTACGGAGTTTGAATCCGTACCGCCCGTTTTAAAGACGGAAGTGCTGCCGATTACACTAAGCTCCCACATAAATTAATCCCCTTTAGTAGTTGCTACACCACTAAAGGGGATTATATCATATATCGGGGGATAGTTGCAACTTCCCTCCCTCTCCCCTATGGGGAGGCTAATGACCACAATGACCACTCCAACAGGAATATTCTTCAGGAAAACCAAACTCGTACTGCTCACCATTTGCTAACTTCCAGAGTGGCTTGCCCCCAAATAACCCCGTTCTGTGCCTGTATTCTGGCTTCCGTTCATATAATAACGCCTCTAATCTAATGGCATCCTCAAATAAATCTTGGTGTTTGCGTTTCAACCAGTTCCATTCTGGCCACCGCTGATACGGGCAAAAGTAACAAGATGATTTAATTGGTACAGGATAGCCATAATCCGATATAAGCCGTGAACAGTCAGCAGACGATACCCCCATTTCTATCAATGGAAATGTGTCCCCTTCAAAGATTGGATTTAGGCTACGCTGTATCTCGTCAGTAGAAAAGCCAATCATCATCCCCTGCCTATTTACATATTTATCTAAACGCTCTACCTTAAATATCCTAGTACACCACCTATTCACAACAGATGGTACAATACGATACTTCTCGCAGTATGCTTTAAGACCCCCGTTTTCTACTGGAAGTATTGTAATGTCAATTATCGGTTTAATATAGTTCTCCATATACCAGTAAGTCTCTGGTTTCTCGGCTCCTGTATCAGCAAAGACAACCTCGTCAACTTCTATCTCACCTTTGGCTACCATAATAGCTAAGGCTGTTGTCTGTAATCCGCCACCAAAACTAAGTATCCTTTTCAATACTCCTCCTCTCCCCTATGGGGAGGCTAGTCTATTACTTTTATCTTTCGGCCTCCGCTTAAATTCTCGGTAAGTTTCTCCCTCTCGTTTCTTAGTGGTATGCCATCTTCTGGCTGGTCCGCTTGATATATAGTATAATGCCGTCTTATATCGCCGCCTGATTGACCACAGGGGCATACAAAGGTACTTCGACATTGACTCTTCGCTCTTCCCCCAACATTCGATTGCCTCTAATATCAGGCCATCTACCCCACATTTTTCAAGCCTCGCTTCAATCTCTGCCGCAAACTCTATCGGTGTGACGAAGGGAGCCTTGCCGCTGGAGGTCTTATTGATTATCCCAGGATCTATATAGCTCGACGTATCAGGCGGCCAATGTCCTTCTCCGAGTATTCCTAGGTTTTGTATCAGCCATAATGAGGTATCAATGGTAAAATATATTTCCCTGGGCGGATAGAAGTCTTTGACATTTGGCCTTGCCACTACGCATCCCCTCGATGATGTCGCGGAGGTTTTCTCATAATATGGTCAATCTCTTCCAGGCTCTCAATCTCAGTGTCAATTATCGGCTCTTCGGGCATCAGAGCCTCTTTAATCACTAGGCCGTATATATCCCATTGCATCTGAGCTAAAGCAAGCTGGGCTTCCGGCTTCAGGCATAAGAACAAAGGATATTTAATCTCCCTATTTCTCATGGCTTACCTTTCAGGTGTCTAACCTACTAATCCTCTAAGTCAGTTTCACTCGGACTATTCTTTACTATAATCGCTACTTCACCGTCATCATATATATGGATTCCACAAAAGTCAGTAAATACCTTATTTGCGCTCCCGTGAACTATTCCCCAGACAGACCAGAAGGGGCGATTATTATAATGCCATCTAGCCCAATCCCGACAGCTCATTATGCCCATACCTTTAGACTTTAGCCATAACTTTAATGTTTTCTCAGCTTGCCTATAATCCACTTCCATAGTCGGTTGAACATTCATCGCCTAACTATACCTCCTAAGCCTCTAACCTCATTACTGATTGACTGCACCGCTTGGCTGCTATCTCGCAATACTTCTCCTCTATCTCTATGCCTATGCACTTTCGGTTTAATGATTTACAAGCTACTAGAGTTGAGCCACTACCCATATAGGCATCTAATGTCGTATCTGCAGGATGGTCTACCAAGATAGCTTTTAATAAACCTGTGGGTTTTTGGGTGGGGTGATAACGATATTCTTTATTTTGGGGTTCTTGCAACATCCCATTCCACCGCCACAGATATTTCCTAACTGCTTTATCAAATGAAGTCCACATCAATTCACAATCAGCGAAGTTAGCGGAGTTATCTTTATCCCACACTAACCAACAACTTGATGGTGGCAATAAGTCAGCCATATAGTTACCACCGAATATGATTTGATTAAATGATATCCTCCTGATTAAATATAACGTCCCCCCATCGGGTCTTTCTTTATCCCAATCTGAAGCTATATACTGTTTAACACTCGCTAGATTTTCTCCCCCTACTTTTCCAGTTTTAGCTATGTCTTTACCATACGGCGGGTCAGTCAGCACCAAATCAATACTCTTATCGGGTATTAAGGGGAGTATCCCCCGACAATCCCCATGAACTATACACACCGCATCATCGGCATAGTAGGGTCGTGTTATTCCGTAGTCTTCGTACCACATCCTAAGCCTCTACACAATATTCATTCTGTGCCCAGGCCAGCAGCCAGAGGGCATCTGCCTGGTTGTCATCCACTATATCAACCTCGGGCCACCGGTCCCGAGCCGCCGCCAGCATAGCCTCTTTGTTGGAGTTTCCCTTGCCGGTTGCGAACTTCTTGATAGTGCCAACCGGTACCCCCTGATATGGTATCTCTTTCAATTCGCAATGCTCTTGGATGATAGCGACTATGCCACCGTATATGTGGGCCGCGTCGGTTCCTAGGTGTCGCCTTACTTCTTCGTAGATTACCAGATCAACACCAGCACAGACCCTTATCAGACAATTACGCAGCTTAACAAACCGCATCCCGCCGCCCTCATGCCGCCCGACTGACAGGTTCCATACACCGGACTCGAAGGGGCTGAGGGCGTAGCCGCAATGCGTGCCCGGATCAATCGCCAGAATCTTCATCACTTACTCCTTCCCGCTTCTTAAGATTTTCCCACCAGCTACCCGTTAAGTCAATATGCTCCGCAATCTGAGTAAATAACTTATCCACCCTGGCCTGACACTCCACCTCGGCTAGTTGGCGGATATGTTGGGCTTTATCCTGGCAACCCGCACAACTACTCCAAGCAGGAGGAATATTAGGACAATGACAGTAATAGCCTATTCCGTAACATTCAGGGTACAGTATCTCCTTAATTTTCTCAATCATTCCTTCACCTTCTGTGCTTCTGTTAATTCCATTTCATTCTCCTTCCCCCTAGAGGGGCTAGACTTTCTTCCCCCTGTAATCAACCCTTATTTAATAAAACTTAACAGAAACTTAGCTACCCTATTATACTAATAGGGGTAGCTTTGCTAAGTTTCTACCAGCTAACTTAGCTGCTAAGTTTACTAGGTTCGTATCTAAAATAGAGGATAAACTTAGCAAAAACTTAGCAAAAACTTTCTTAGCAAATACCCGTTTACACGCTAAGTTTTTAGTCCCCATTTCCTATCCCCAAGTTTTATTACCTTATCCTTTGTCTTCAGCCGGGAAAGCTCAACACTAACACTAGATTCCTGCCATTCCATTTCACTTGCTAATTCACCAACTGTCATGGCACCACGTTTCAGGTTCTCCAAGATTATCTGTCTGCCGCTTATCTTTTCCTTAAACTCACGGATGTCAATAGATTCCCTTTTGACATTAGTTGACGCCCCGTTAAAACTAAATCGGAAGCCCATCGGCTTATGCAGCCTAGTATGATTAGACCACCGGTGAAACAAGGCGACACTCATATCATCTTCGCCGGCTTCCTGAGATTTGCATAACTCAAAGATGCTTCTGGCATAATAGGTATACAAAGCGTTACCATAAATGGTTTTCTTTTTACTCTCAGTATCCTTTGACGTCTGAGCTATTATCAGGGCAGTTACCTTGAGCTTATCTACGGCGGAGAAGAACTTGTTGGCGTTTTCAGTATCCTTGCTCAGCTCCCCACCGGCGGCCCGGGCTAGGCTATCTATTATAACTACCTCGGCCTTAACCTTGTTTATCATTGCCAGAATTGGCTCGATGTCATCGTTCAATGAGGCGTTACATCGGCGGTGGTATACAGGGAATGGCGGTATATCCATGCCTTCCTGTAATTTCTTGGCGTTCCATTGGACAATTTTGCCGGGTGTCTCCCAATCTAATATTATTGATTTGATGCCCTTATCCGGTGCTGTAAAACCAAGCGGGTTATCATGCCAAGGTAGGAGGAGCGTCATATAAACCAGCAACGCCAGGTAGGATTTTGTTACACCTTTCTCGCCGAATATGACGGTGGGTATGCCTTTGATAAGAATGGGGTCAATTAAGTATTCTAGCGGCGGTATATCTTCGCTGGTCCAGAGTTCCTGATAGGGCTCACCCTCTCGATGCCTATTGATAGTCTCGGCACAGATTTGGTCAATGAGCTGGAGCCAGTCAAGTTCGGGGAGAAAATCAGCTTCCTTTAACCTTCTAGCGATAGTATTGCGGGCCTGCTGTGATGATAAGTTGAAGCGTATTCCGCTGATGGTTGGCTTACTCTCAAATATATGTTCAACACTTAACTCACCTGATATAGACCCCCTGCTCTCCGATAACCTTTCTATACTGATTTTCATTACCCATTCATCAGCCTGGCACCAGAGAAACTTATAGCCGTTCAATAGTGGTGTAACTATTGGGTCGCTAATCATAATGCAGTTCCTTCAAGACGTTTGCGGTTCCATTTACGCCATATCCTCAAGGCTAGATGATATTGGTGGTGTGACGTATACATATAACGTCTTGGGTATTTCACGCCTTTACTCGTTTAACCAATCTGTTGAGCTGCCTGACCGCTAACTGGCTAGGTCGCCGCTCTCCACGTTCCCACCGGCCTATAGTGAGCGTATCGACACCAATCCTAGCGGCCAGTTCCTTTTGAGTAATGTCTAGTTTTTTCCTGAGTGCCTTAATATCCTCTGTTTTCATAATGTCCTTATAATAACAGATGTATGTAACATTTGTCAACCCCTTTACGGCTTATCTTTTATCAGGTGTCTAAATCCACATCTATGCATTTAGGATTTCCCATGCAGCTCTAACCACTTCCGGAACTTGTCCATTTCCAATGGCTTCAGTTCTGTCCAACCGATTGGCCATCCCATCATCCACTCGACATACAGCGGGTTCGGATAACCACCAAGCGCCGTCTCTAATTTGAGGCCTGGAAGAAAGTTGCTCTCCCCTCTGTGATACCTTTGTTTGCGTTCCTCCCAGTGTTCCATTGTGCATAATACTACTGTCTTGTTGGGAGTAGGCAACAATCCAGACTCTATCTCTTTTATGCGGCGCTCCAACTTCGGCCGCCGATATAACTTTCCACCTTCCATCATACCCGCTATTGGAAAGGTCTGAGAGAATGGTTCCAAAGTATGAAACAAAGTCTGCTGGAGTTTTACCCAATTCCCATTCTGGATTATCGCTATTGGCTCCGGCACTGAGTAGTCCTCTGACATTTTCAAAGAAACAATATCTTGGCTTGATGATTCTGACGCATTCAATGGTATAGGGCCACATATTTCTTGTGTCATCTTCACCTTGCCCGCTTCCGGCTGTACTGAATGGCTGGCATGGGAATCCACCACTAATAACGTCAACCAATCCCTTATATGCTTCGGCGTACCCTTCACTAATGAATAATTTGATATCACCAAAGATTGGTGCGTTGTGCAAGATTCCATCGTCAATTCTTGCCCTGATGATTCGCTGGCAGTATTCATTGTATTCAACATAGCCTATTGTCTCCCATTCTAATAGTAAACTTCCTAATAATCCACCGCCTGCGCCAGTAAATAATGATAGTTCTTTCATAATACTTCGTTCCACTCAGTCATGCTTCTCACCCCTAACCAGGTGCCACAAGCCAGCCCCGGTCACCGCGATAATGCAAACTACAAATCCCACAAAGACGATGACCGAGTAGGCAACGATTATTGCTAGGTCTGCTATTATGTTCCATAGCTTTTTCATTCTTTCACCACCTTAAAGCCTATTACCCAGAGCCTAATCATTGCCATTGTCCTTAACAGTTTGCTTGCCATGGCAAGCATAGCATAACCACCTGACTTCTAAGGGTTTATTATAATCAGCATGGTGTGCAGATATTTTCCTCATCTTTCCACATTCAGAACAATTTGATGGCTTCAATATTTTACCCGAGAGAACAGCTCTATTCAGTTTAGACCTACATCTAATCTGGATTTTGTCCTTATCTCTCTATTTTTTACTTTGCAATATATCTCTTATCCTAAACTTTTCGGGGTTACTTACCCTTGCCCGCCTCATATGTTCACGGTTGATTCTACGAGAGTTCTCCTTGTCACGGCTTTCAATGGTTGTGATGTTATGGCACTTTTTACATTGAGATTTGAGTCCATTGCCCGTTCTTTTGTCCTTATAAAAATTACTTCTTACTTGCCATAGTCTACAAGTTGGGCAAAGCCAATGCTCAATTCCATCTTCATAACTAGGTCTGTTCTTTTGCATCCTACCCTCCTATAGTTTATATGGGTAGTATACCACATATCCACTACTTAGTCAATCACTTTGAAGGAAATGACCCAAACCCATACATTACCAGACCATGGATACCTCTTGCCGTTGATTGAGTCCCAGAGAATACGGAAGTCATTTTTGATATACGGGTCAAGCATGTTTCGCCCATCAATTCCTTCCCGTTCACAATCTCTAGCGCTTATCTCCCACAACCTCTCAGCCCTCAGCTCGGTAATCTCAAGTCTAGCCCTACTCATCCAGTGGCACATAAAGCGAGCTGACCGTTTTCTGCCTATGTCAAATATTGGGTCGGGATTACTTAAATCATTGGTCTCATAAAATATAGGCGAAGTTGCTGGGTCTAGTTCACTTGGGGCTAGTGAGTCTAATGAGCCTAGGGTT